TATACTCATAACTCCACCGAAAGCTAACAAATAAAATATAAAGTTTTCACTTCCGTTAGATATTATAGTACACAAATTATTTCTTAACCACATTTTTTTACCATTAGTTTTCTTTCTTAAGTATTCATATAACTTTATGTCTATAAAGTTTGAAATAGCAAATAACGAAACACTTGCTAAAGTTATTCTTGGTGTTAGTGAAAACAAAATTTTGAAGCTTTCTTGCGCCATATCTTGTGAATTAGGTATGTACATTAATGCAAATTGACTTATTAATAAAAATATTAATACACTTGCTATACCAAATAAAATACCTTTTTTTGCAGTTTTGTATCCGTAGTTTTCTGTAAGCATATCTGTTGCTAGAAAGTTGCTGGCAAAAAGAACATTCCCTAAAGTTGCTTCTATTCCCAATATTGTTACACTTTTACAAATTAGAATATTTGCTAATATACTAGCAATTCCTATCCACCCAATTAATCCTTCTTTTCCTAAAAATTTTTTAACTATAAGCATTATAGTAAATATACCTATAATTGATATTATTAATAAAATGTTATTCATATTATCATCTCCTTATTTTTTTTACAGTAGGTTATGGTTAACTACTAATCTTTACATATTTTTCTCCATTTATTATAATAATATTCTTGCATTTCCATTCCTAATTTGTAATTTTCTAAAAATATTGGGTTCCTATCTTTGTGGCTTTGTTCTTGAGACACTTTCCTTTTTCCTACTCTTCCATACAAACTTGCTTGTTTCCAACTACTGCTGTCGACATAATCAAAAGGCACTTTATCTAATACTTTTTTTCTTGTCATGCCTAAACAATGAACTTTACAATTATATTTTTTAGCATATTTTAAAAACATTAAATATTGTTCGTCTTTTATATCTTCATTTTTAAAACCCGTTATTGCTATTACTTTTCCTGCATAATCTTTACACATTTTTTTGTATTCTGCTAATCCTCTGTTTTTGTGCCATACAGGAATTATTTTGTTTGACACCTTTTCTAATATTTTTCTCAATTCTAAAACTTTTTCGTATCCTATAATATTATCTACATCCATTTCAAAATATCCAACCACATTAGGTTTGTCAAATTTTTTTATAAATTCAGCATATTCTTTAGTAAAATCTTCCCAATTTACTTTTTTACCTTTTTGAAATGAATGTGCACCACTATCTATAAGTATTAATTCGCTTTTATCTCTTACTTCTTGAGCTAATTTTATTTTTTTGCTTCTTATGTAGTAATAAGACATTAAATTCCACTTGAATTTTAAACCTTTTTCTAAAAAATATTCATAACTTTCTTTGCCATTACTTTTTCCGTTTTCTATACTTGACAAAAACACTTTCATTCATTTGTGTTTTGATTTTCCACTTCCTCGACTCCGTCTACTTTTCTAAAATGAATATCTCTATCTATATGATGGCATTTAGGACATTCAAGCATTTTATGTGTGGGTTCATCATAGTTTTCTTCTGTCAAGTCATCTATATCAGCCCAATCTATATTTGTTTCTGTAAAACCAAATTCAGACATGTCTATATCTAATATTTCATTTAATTCATCATCTAATAGTCCAAATTCCCATTCTGCCATTTCACTAACTTTATTGTCTGCTAATCTAAATGCTTTTATTTGTTCTTCATTTAAGTCATCTGCTACAATACAAGGTACTTCCTTTAATCCTAATTCTTTACTCGCTTTGTATCTTGTATGTCCTGCTACTATTACATTATCTTTATCAATTATAATAGGTACTTTAAATCCAAATTCTTTTATACTATTTGCTACATATTTTACTGCTTCATCATTTTTTCTTGGATTCTTTTCATAAGGTTTTAATTCATTTAATTTCTTATTTATTATTTCCATTTGTATTTCCTCTTTCACCATTATTTCTTTTTCTTTTTATTATCTACTTTTTTAGTTTCTACTTTCTTTGGTTCTTCTTTTTTAGGTTCTATTTCCTCTATTATTTCTACATAATCTAATGCTTGCAAATATTCTGCTCTTTCTTTTGATGTTTCCCAAATATCTCCTGCTTTTGGTATTATATTTCTTTCTGCATCTCTAACTCTTTCAAACTTTTCTAATGCTCTTACTTTTACTTTCACTTCAATTTCCTCCTCTTCTTGTTTGTTTATAATATCTTCTATCTGCTTTTCTGTTACCTTTTTATCGTATTTCAAATATTTTAACCAATCTTCTAATGCATGATTATCATATTCTTCACACTTTGGTATATTTCTTATTTTATTTATATCAAACTTCATATCTAAAGGAACTAAATATCCATTTACTCCATCTTTTATAAGTTCTGCATTTCCACCTACATCTGTAACTATGCAAGGTACTTGATATTGTAGACTCTCTTGTACGGTATAAGAAAGTCCTTCACTGTCACTTAATAATACAGTATAGTCTGCATCTGCTAAATAGTCCCATATATCATATCTTGATTTCCAAAATCTAACCTCTTCATAATCACATTTTTGAGGTGAGTTTGTAAATATATCCCAAGTAAACTTTATTTTTGCATTCCTCATCATATCCATTAAAGTTTGCATTCTTCCCCAACCTTTAGTGGAGTCTATCCTAGTGCAACTAATTAAATGTAAAACTTTATTTGTCTCTTTTCTTGGCAATAATATATTCTTTATTGTGGTAGGGTTATCATGTAAAACTTCATTACTCATTTTACTTACATATTCTCCACAACCCACTATTTCTTTTATTCCCATATCACGGTATTGATCATATAACCAACCTTTTTCTAATAAATATTTGTAGTTAGCATGTCGCATCTCTATCATTCTGTCTGCTTTTATATTCTGTGGTATTTTGCCCCATACACTATTTCTAATAAATATATCACACTTATATTCTTTGCCATCTTGATATTGTTCACACTTAACTATCTTCTTCATTTTAGCAAGTCTTACTGGATCTGCAGTACAATATAATACCGTTACATCAAAAAAGTTCCTTAACCACCAACACCAATTATATGCCATTGTTTCTACTCCACCCATAGGGCAGAAATGGCTTTGATAGAATATTATTTTCTTCATTATCCCCAGCTCCCAAACATAAGGTGTCTTGTATATACATCTTCATCAATTTCTTCACTATAGCAAAATGTCTTTCTAGGATATATTGCACAATTACTATTTTCTTGGTATTCTACTTTATCTCTATCAAAATATTTGCCTAATATATTACTCATTATTACTGTGTTAGTTTCATATTCCCACCAATTTTCATGCATAGTAAACACTTTACCTTCATACCAATCTAACATTTGTTTTATTAGTTTATTTTCTTTTTCCGCTCCTATTGTTGCCGTTACTGGATAATGTATGTTTTCAAATCCTGTAAAGAATCTATGTTTTAAAAATTTATCTAGTGGTTGATATACTAAAACATCTGTGTCCATATATACTCCACCATAATTGTATAAAGCCCAAAGTCTTGCAACATCTGATACAAAAGCCCATTTCTTGTTTTCATAAGCATTTTTTACATATTCGTTGTAATTTATATCAAAATTGCTTTCATTTATTTCTAGGTATTCATAGTCTGGCATTTGTTCTTTCCATGTTTTAATACAATTCACTACATTCTCTGGTTTTTCTTTTCCACCAAACCAACAAAATATTATTCTCTTTGGTATCATATTCCCACCATATTTATTATAACACAAAGCAAAAAGAAATGCAATTTTTTGCACTTCCTTATATCACATTATTTGCCAACAACATTTCATTATTCTATTTGAACAATCAAATGTGTCTACTATTACATTGTCAATAATTGCTGTAATATGCCCATCCATTGTAGCAACGAAATGCCCTTTAGGGGCTACCTTTGAAAATTCACCAACCGTCATATTATCATAACAAATTCTAGGATACCTTTTGTCTAAATAATCTTCTACAAAATTTACATTATTTAAAAGTGTTCCATACTCTCTTGATAAATTGCTTAATTTTTCGTGACACTTTTCCCAACTAATTCCTTCAGCTACACTCAGGCTTCTACATACACAATCTTCAGTAAACAAACCTTTTGGATTGGCATTATAAAAATAATATCTCATATTACATCTGTGCTATTCTTTGAGCAGTTTGCTTAATCATTTGTACTTCTTCTTGTGATTGTGCTTCTTCTTTTAACATACGAGCAAAATCTTCCATACTTCTTAACATATATTCTAGTGATTTTTTAGTATCCTCATTTGCTCCATATCTTTCTCTACCATAACTATAATTACCATATTCATTATACATTCTGTCTAAATGTCCATAACCTCTGTATCTACTATCTACACCTCTACGACCATAATCATTATATCTTTCATTATATTCTCCATAATTATCTCTACCATATTCGTTATAATTTCCATAACTTCCATGTCCAGGACCTCTTCCTGAGTAGTTTCCATAATTCATATTTTCATCCTCCTTTTCCATGTGTTTTATCTTTGCTAATTTATATACAATATCAAGGTTACCAGTTGTTAATCCATCTTTTATTGTTCTTTCTATTGTTTCTTCTGTTAGCCTTAATAATCTAGATTTTTCTTCTTCCAAATTAATCACTCCTTTCTTTTAAGAGTTTTAAAATTTCTTCTTGATTCTTTAATATCTTTTCTAAATATTCTTTATCTTGCTTTTGCAGTTCTTGCATTAAGTCAGTATTATTAAAATCTTTAAATAATATTTCTAAACTTAATGCTTGTAATATTAAAGACAAGTTGTTTATTGTATTGTTATTCATTAAATTCTACTTATACTGAATGTCCCATTAGTTATAATTGCTTGTGTAGTCGCTATTGGTGTTGTAGGATCTGTTGGTGTTGGTACGCTTGGAACACTTTGTACTGATATATTTGTAGTTCCTCTAGGACATACTCTTAATTTCTTATCAAAAGATATAGTTTCATAATCATCTGCTGCTGCAATAGTTACAGCTCTAACAGTATCTGGAATTAAAACTCCATCTTGAAATAATCCGATAGCCACCACGCCAGCAGTTGCCGTACTTACAGAAGCACTAAATTCTACATCATAATATCCTGTATATCCATTTCCAAATATTTTAAAATTAGGATTACCATTTGAATAATCTAGCCATCCATTGCAACTACAAGTAGCACACCTAGTTCTAATGTCTGTTTCATCAAAAGTTATTGGGCTTGCATTACTTGGTAAAGCAAGAGATTCATTTATAATTGTTTCTATCATATTTTTTTCTCCTTTCATAAAAAGAGATAGTACTTGCCTATCTCTATGCTACCGACATTTGTGTCGGCACCTATTAGCAAGTTCTCGTAATCGAGTTTGTTGTATTCAACTCATGCTATTAAATAAATTGACTTGTTGTACTCATTCCACATCCACAACCATTGTTGTTGCAAGTGAATATTGGTGTTCTACCATATACAGGTGTACTTGGTACAGGGCAATTTGATAGACGGTTGTATAACTGGTCTACTTCATTTGCAAATCCTTGAGAAATAAATGCGTTTTGTGCTATTTGTGAAGCCTGTAAATCTTTCATTAGGATTTGTCTATTTAACTCATCTATCTTCTCATTTTTAGCATCTATCTTGTCTTGGCATAATTGGTCTAACACTCTTTGTGTTCCTGCTACTTGGCTTGCTATAATATCACGAATACCATTGCTTAATGCCTCACGGTCTGCACAGTTTTCACTTATTACAGTTGCTTTTAAGTCAGCAATACCAAGTTTATTTTCACAGCAACAGTTTAAGAATGAAGTGTTTAAGCCATATAATCCATCTTTTATGCTGTCATTTATGCTATAAGTAGAGTTACATAATTGAGTAGACAAGTTGTTGATGGCATCTCTATTGCCTTCTAATTGGTTGCTTAAATGTAATGTATCAAATCCGTTGTTTGTGTTTTGCATAATTTCTTTTTGTCCATTAGAAAGCCAAGCATATCCATTGTCAAATCCGTTGTTTCCAAAGAATCCACCATTTCCGTTACCATTATTACCCCAGCCAAATAAAGCTAGTAATAAGATAATCCATAAAGCTCCGTCTCCACCGAATCCACCAAATCCACCATTTCCATATCCACCAGTCACTACTGGGTATGGGTAGAATCCGTTACCATTTGTAGTAGCAAGTTCTACTGTAGGTTGTATTCCGTTTCCGTTCATTTTTTCACCTCCTTATCTATTCTTTTTATATTAATGCTATTTCACATTAATACCATATTTGTCTAATTGTTCGTTCGTAACACCAAAACTGTTTGCCACTTGTCTAAATTGTTTTATTTGTTCTGGTGTATATTTGCTAGTTATTTGATTTAAAAGTTCTTGAGGATTGCCATTAGTTCCTCTTAGCTCTTCGTACTTCTTTAGAGCTTGTGGATTGCGTATCTTCAACTGTTGCATCAATATATTCATCATCATTTGATTCATACCTTCTCGCACCTTTCTTTAATTCTTCTATCTGGGCTTTTAGATATTCTATTTCTACATCCTTACTATCTTTAGGAATTATCTCCGTTAGTTCATAGGTTTTAATTTCCCCCTTTGTATTCTTAATCCATACAACTGACATATCCTTGCTAAAATAAGGCGTATCTCCAATAACCAAATCTCTTTGTACTTCCTCTATATTCGAAGCATACCTTATTACTTCCCTATTAGTAGGAGCTAATTGAAAAGTTTGATTAATATTAGGTTGGATTGGTTGCTGTTGCATTTGAGCTTTTATTTTTTCTAACTCATTCATCTGTGCATTAATACGATCTAAATCAGCTTGTCTATTATATGGATTCATATAATTATACATTTTTCCATCTCCTTAACAAAAAAGGAAGTAGACTAGCAAACCACATTTGTTTTAAAAATGCTTTCAACTTTTGTCTCCTTCCATTATCATTTTATTATTTTTTTGTTTTAAAAAAGCGTAAAAAAAGAGTAATTATTGTATCAACAACATTACCCTTAATAATTGAAGATTATAATAATCACTCCATAAAGATTTTATCTTTTTTATCTCATAATTTATTGTTCTTTGGCTTGCTCCGATCTCCATAGCTATCTTAACTATTGTTTCTCTTTTAATTAACATATCTAATATTCTTTTTTGCTCGTCTGTTAAATTTACATTCTCTAAAAAATCATCATATATCGCCTTTATTTTTAGCTTTTCTATCATAATTTCACCCCAAGTTGGATATATAATATACTATATTTTTCAAAAGTAAACGCAAAAAATGTGCAATAATAACATTAAATAACAATTAATAACAATTAATTACTTTTAATAACAAAATTCAAAACAAAAAAAATTACATTAGTGTCTGTGTTAAATTAAATATTTTTTTTCTTTTTCTACATATTGTCATTTCACTACATTTATTGTCTATAGCTAACTCTCTGACTGTTTTACCATCAACTATATCTTTTAATAAATCTTTTTCACTCTGTCTTAATATCCTGCTTGTCATTATATATTCATATACTTGAGGCGAATAATCAAAATAATATACATTCCTCTTTTGCTT